TTCCAATCAGTCGGTGACTGCAGGGAATGGTCGCTTGAGGTCACTCGCGAAGAACTCGACACCACGACGATCGGCGGGACTCTTGGGCAAACCGTCCCGTTCCGTACATTCATCAGCGGTTTTGCTGACGGCTCCGGTTCTGCGACTGTTTACTTCACTGACGACGACAGCACGATCGCTAACCGCTTGATCGAAGATGTTTTCCAGCGTAAGCAGGTTGGCGCAACCTTCAAGCTTTACACTGATCTGATCTTGTCGTCTGGATCTCCTGCCGACACCTCTAGCACTTCTTTCACAGTGCCTGCGGTGATTAACCAAGCGTCGTTTGCGGTTAATCCTGACGATGCACAGTCAGTTGAAATTAACTTCCGTCCTACCGAAGCCCCAACGCCTGACTTCGCACGTTCCTGATAAGACGAAAACAAAATGGCCCCTGACTTGTGTCGGGGGTTTTTTTATGTGTAAGCTAATGGCGAATATCGCAAATTTTTTGTGGCAAGTGCTCTTGAACGGCTAAAGAAAGCAGCCAATCTGCAACCTGTCAAAAAAGTTGTAACGCTAAGCGATGGTACTGAGTTTGAGTTTTGGCGCTCGCCGCTAACAATGGCTGAGCGTGAACGTGCTCAGAAAACCGCAAAAGACGACACCAACGCTTTCGCATTGCAGCTTCTGTTGATGAAAGCACAGGACGAAGACGGCAACCGCATGTTTAGCGGCGGACAAGCTGCTGAGCTGAAGAACGAAGTGCGTGACGCTGACCTGCAGGCGTTGATGCTTGCTGTTATCAGCGAAGACGAAGTGGATGAGGACTTTGACCCAAAAGACTAAGGGCCGAGCTTAGGAAAGACAACTTGCTTAAATTACAGCTTGGCGTAGCGAAGGAGCTTGGCTATACGTTGACGCGTCTTAAAAATGAAGTGACGTTAGAGGAGCTTTATCTGTGGTCAACGTATTTCGGGGTGCTTAATGAGGACCAAGAGGCACAGATGAAAAAGGCAAGGCGCAAGCGCTAAAGTTAGATGAACAGGCACTAAGTCATGGCTGCTGTAGCACGCATCGGCGTAGAGCTGACTACGGCTAAGGCGGTTCGTAATGCCAATAAGCTAAAGGCTGCCGTCAATAGCCTTAAAGGCTCTTCGGTCAATGCATCTAATAGTGTTAGGGGTTTCGGCAAAGCTGCCGGTGCAGCAGGTGTAGCTGCAAGAGGTCTAGGCGCTGCGGCTAAAGCTGCGTTAGGTCCGATCGGTTTGCTTGCGGGCGCGGCTGGTGCCCTCGTTAGCGGTTTTAAGGGATTTGTTGAAGCAGATAAGGCGAGAGCTGCTGTTAGGACTCTCGGCGTTGACGTAAAAACGCTTGAGGGACAGCTCGTCGGCGTTGTTGCGAGGACAAAAGGCTTAGCAAGCACTAACGATCTTTTAGCTGCTTCCTACGACGTTGCGTCGGCAGGTTTTGGAAAGGCGGCTGACATTACAAAGATCTTGGAGGCGTCGTTGTTGGGTGCCGTTGGCGGCATGACTGACATTGGGACAGTTTCCGATGCAGCGACAAGCGTTATGAACGCTTTTGGTCTAACCACAGATAGTGTCGCAAAAATTGTCGATGGTTTTGTGCAGACACAAAACGACGGCAAAATTGTTGTTGGTCAGTATGCCTCTCAAATCGGTCGTGTTGCGCCTATCGCAGCCGCTGCGGGCGTAGGCATCGACGAACTTAACGCGGCGATTTCAACGATTACTGCGCAGGGCGTTCCGGTCGAAAGCACGTTCTCTGGCTTGAACCAAGTTATTGCATCGGTTGTTAAGCCAACCTCTGAAGCTGCGAAAGCTGCCCAGCGCCTTGGTTTAGATTTCAGCAGCGCTGCTATTAAGACAAAAGGTTTCGGCGGATTCCTTACAGACTTAATAGAAAAAACTGGCGGCAGCGAAGTTGAAATTACTAAGCTATTCGGCTCTGTTGATGCGCTTAAAGCGTTGATGCCGTTGATTAGCGGCGACCTAGAGAAGTTTAATAAGAACCTAGAGAACCAAAAGAATGCGACTGGAGCTGCTGGTGATGCCGCCGACATTATGGGTGAAACTGTATCTTCTCAGATCAGCAGGATAGTCAACAACATCACAACACTTGTTCGCGGCTTAGACCAGGTTTTAGGGCCTGCTATCAAAGGCATCCTTGATTTAATTAACAGCGTTATTTCTGCGGCAGTAACGGCAGTTGCGAAGCTGACAGAGATGTTCCAAATGAATCGCGCAAGAACGCAAGCGCGGGAAGAGCTTGGCGGGACAATGGGGCGCGGCACTACGAAAGCAGACCCGGCTGCAGTCGAGGCGCGTGCGCTTGAAATTTTTAAAGCGTCGCAGGCATCAACAGCGGCAGCGGCAGCCCCAACTGTTCCGACCCCACAAAACAACATCCAAGCTACTGGCGGTTTAGATACCGCAAGCTCAAAGCTGCAAAAGGAAAAGGTAACGATGACGCAGAAGGAGTTCGATCTGCGTAAAGCCGTCTTAGACGCAAAAAACACTGAGAGCAAAATAGACGACGCACATGCAGAATTTGCTCTTAAGAAATTTCAAATCGGCGAGCAATTTAATGATGACGTGCTCGCTAGAAGGATTGGTGAGCTAAAAGCCGAACATGCATTAAACCAAGATCTGCAAAAAATTGAACAGGACCGGGTAGACGCGGCAGCTAAGGCCGCTCAAGAAGAAGCGGACAGGCGGCAGAAGGAACTAGAAGCCGATCCGATGTTTCAAATGAAGCAGAAGATGGAAGAGCTGCTTGATGTGCAGAATCAGGTCGCGGCTGGGGCACAAGTTATTGGCAACGCCTTTGCGGGCGCGTTTAAGAGCGTCATCACAGGCAGCAAAACCGCTGGCGAGGCCCTGAAGGACATGCTGGCTGCGACAGCCGAGCATTTCCTAGACATGGCAATGCAGATCATCGCGCAGCAAATCACGATGATCATTTACGGCTCGATTATGAAGGCGCTAGGCGTTGGGCTGCCAACAATGAAGACAGGCCCAGCCGCAGGATTGTCTGCAGATTTCACACAAGCAGACCCTTCAACTCTTTCCTCGCTTGGCTTTAAATTCGCTGAAGGCGGATATGTTTCTGGCCCGACACGTGCCCTTGTCGGGGAAGGTGGTGAGCCGGAGTATGTAATCCCTGAAAGTAAGATGCGTGAAAGCATGTCGCGTTATTCACGCGGCGCTCGTGGCTCTGCTGTTGTTGAAGGTCAAGGTGAATCAGGAACGACAGAAGACACCGCAGGTCTTGCCACCTCCACACCAATCGACGTGCGCTATACGGTAGACCGCATCAATAGCGTGGATTATGTAACGGCTGATCAGTTCCAAAACGGCATGAGACAAGCCGCTAACCAAGGTGCTAAACAGGGTGAGCAGCAAGCCCTTAGGCGGCTTCAAATGAGTGGCAGCACCCGCAAGAGGCTTGGAATGTGACGCAGTACGCTTTCGGACATGCCTTGCAGATCGTCGTTGATGGCGCTGCTGACTTTCGCTACCAGAACTTTTTTATCCAAAAAAAGCTACTCAACCATGTAGGGCCTGACGGCACGACTGCAGATTTTGGTTTCTTGCCTTTTGGCTTTTCTGGCGTCACGCTTAACCGCACTGGTGACGGCATGGAAGCGTCTCTTGTCTTCCCGAACAATGAGCTATCTAGGGAATGGGGAGTTGAGTCGATTGAGAAGCGTTTCAGGATGATGGTTCAAGTGCTGATTATTGAAGACCCGAACCATGACACTGGCCCGTCAAAAGAGGCGAACGTCGTGCATACATACACGGGGATTGTCACAGGTGGGCAGTGGGACAACGTATCACTGAACATCGAACTCAGCTCAATCCTTGATGCAGTTGGCACAGACGTGCCCAACAGGTCGTTGACGCAAAAACTTATCGGCAACTTGCCAATCAGCAATGGCGTCCGATTGCAGTGATTTTATTGGGATGCCGTATCGGCTAGGTGCTGACGGCAGTGACGGTTATATCGACTGCATCCATCTGTGTTACCAGGCGTTGGATCGGATGGGTATTGAAGCCCCACCGTTTAAGCAATCTTGGTATGAAGCAAGCAAGTGGGAGATCTGCCGAGACCTCATGGCCTGGGGTTCCCGCGTAGAACAAGCTAAGTATGATGGGGACATTCTGCTGCTACCGCAGCAATCCTGGGCATTCGCAGTCACATGGCAGACGGGAATCTTGTACGTCAATCGAATGTCGGAAAAGATTCAGTGGTCTTCGGCCCGACTGTTTACGACGTACCACTGCTTCCGTACGAAAAAGAACTGATCAAAACGATCGGGATAACAGAGGATGAATATCGACAATTTACTGCTGAGGTAAAGCGTCGTGGAGCAGTAAGGCCCGCTGCCTACGACCACATCCCTGACATACGGAACGAGCCTACGACCATCATTTTGGTCAACCTTGCCATCAGTCTTGTGATGACTGGTGTGGCCTACCTGCTAACACCTAAACCAAAAGCACCAGAGGCTTCAAAGCGAACGCAGCTTGATCTCGGCAGCGTCAATGCTTCAAACCGTTTTACGCCGAGCCGTGGATTCGACAGCCTTATGGAGCTAGCGGATTATGGTGCGCCGATCCCGATCATTTTTGGTCGTTATATCGAAAACAAAAATGTAGGCGGGATGTTGGCTACGCCGAAGCTTGTCTGGTCAAGGATGTTTAGCCACGGCACGCAGCAATCAGCAAAGTTAATGTTTGTTGTTGGCGAGCATGGACATGCTACCGGCGTTGGCCCTGATGGGATTATTGAGCCAGACCTTGAAGGCATTTTCTTAGGCAATAACGCCCTTGACGCTTTGTTTGAGGACTTCTTTGCGTTTTATTGGAAACGCAACTCACCAATGCTTATTAACGGGCTCACAGATTCTGCTTCAAATTTTAATAGGCTTCGTAGCAATAACCTGTTCCACGGCACAAATGGTGACGGCAGCAAAGGTGATCCATTTAGCTACGCGGGCGACCAAGACGTATTTGAATGCCCAGATAGAAGCACCTCAAACTCAAAAAGCTTTTGCCATGCTTTTTCGCCAACAAACAACATTCAGTTTGGCATGTATGGAGCAATCGCTAACGGCACTGGCTACAAAGTAAACTTTGAGGTTGTCTCGATTATTGACGGCACTCCTAAAAAACAGCGCCATGCTTCTGCAATACGTCGCATAAAAATTACTGGCGCTAACGGCAGAGCTGTTGACGTTAATGACGATGATGCAGTTATTAAGGCTCGGAAGCGATACATGGAAGGGGCAGGGCGTCAGTACAGCCCCCGCATGGGTTTAGTGAAATTGATCAGAGAAGACGGAACAAAATTGACGCCAGACCCTGGCTCGCTGACTGAAAGAGACAAAATCAACGTTAATGACACTGTTGAGTTTCTGATTAAACCAGGAGGCATCCCTCCAGAATTTTATCAACGGTCAAACAATAGAGGCGGCGAGCCTGTAGATGACATCAATTCAACTGTTGAGTCAGAGCAACTAGCTGCCGACGAAGCAATGCAAGTCGGCGAGCAGTTTGCTATCGGCAATGCGGTTTTTGTCGTCACAAAACGGCGGCTGCCACAATTCGATCCTGTGCAAAAAGAATCGCAAAAAATTACCCTGCGCTGCATAAGCACTAAGGAATCACAAGATGCTCGGATTGGTTTTGTCAATGACAACACCGTAGTTGAGCCGCCTGACCATTTTGTTGCTGACGGCAAAGGTGTTGAGCCGACTTTCTATCCAATCACACGAATCGCTTCTGGCATTGTACGGAACAACAAACCAGCAGTTGTTACTGAAATTGGTATCCGAAGCAAGGTATTTCAGCGCTTAAATGGGCTTTGCTCTTTCAACGCAACGCCGACTCCTGACGAGCTAAATAAGTTTGACGACCAAGAGGTGCAGGTGCGCTCAGGAACCTACACCGGCACTATAACGAGAACCTCTGTTTTCCAAGTTTATGTGCGCAAAGCGGGTGTCGATAACGGCAACAACAGTTTCAGCTTCCGCCGCATAGATATATTTTTTGCTGTCAGAGGCAATAGTCCGGCTGAGCAGTACAACTTTATTAGATTCAAGCATCCGCAAAAAAACGAACTCGAATTTAAGTTTGTGCCTATTGCAGGCGCTGAGCTTGCGAACTTAGACGACGACCAAAAAATTGTTTTGCTCAATGCTTCTATTTCGGAAATTGATAAGCCTACTATTGTTGAAAAGCCGGATGTAGGAAATCTTGGCAAGTTTATTGTCGAGACAGCAGGTGTACGGCTGAAAAAAAGAGACATCGAGAAGAACAAGGAGTTTTTGCGCAAGCCTAAAAAGGTTGTTGGATCAAGCACAAAAAGCATCCCGAATGCAGTTGAGCAAACCACTCCATTGCCGGACGAAACGTCTGGCAGGTTTAGGCGTGCAATTGCAATCGAGATAGGTGAAGGCGCAGGCAACCTTGATCCTCCAGGCAGGCAAGGTGCTTTTATGTGGGAAATTTTTGGTGATCCAAGTGCCGATTCTGGTGGTGTTGGAACGCAAAGGTCGAAAGACACCCGCGAGGTTATTGGCGATAAGTGGATCAGAATCAGATGGACTGTTGAGAAGGGAGAATTAGCGGCAGGTCACTATGCACTTGTCGGGCAAAATCAAAAACACGTTTGGCGTATAAAAGATTATTCAGTAATCGGCAGCTCGCCAGGGTGGAGCAAAGGAGACGTCTTTTTAGTTAAACGTGGTGAAAACTCAACTGCAGCTGAGGGCGAGCCTGGTTACGGAAGTTCTGCCTACGCAAGCACAAATAAATTTAGAGGCAACCACCCCTCTGGCTCTTTGATCAGATGGTCAGGTTGGTACTTTCGAGTAGAAGACATTGACACTACAAGTGCCCCTGAAGGTCGCGCTGGCGGTTACTACTACGAAGTTTTTGGCAACCCAGAAAACAAAGCTGTCGGCACAACAAAGCTAGCAACAAAAGCAATTCAGACTGGCAGTAAAAAAATCAGATTTCGTTTAAAAGGCAAAGTTGTTTTGTTGCCGTCTGGTCATTTCACCGGCTTGACAAAAAAATGGGTGCTAGATGGACCGATTGAAGTTATCGACGACGATGGCACAAATGCCAACTGGGATAAAGGTGACACCTTTGAGCACACAGAAACGATTACTGCTAGCAACAACCCCTTTTATTGGACATACAACAAGGTCGGCTTTCAATATAAAATCACGGATGTAGCGGAGATTGCTGGCACCGGCACCTTTACGGGTGAGACTGAATTTGAAAAAAGAAGCCAATACGCGGACATTAGTTTTTACAGGGGTTTAGTAAACAAATCCAATGACAACGAGCCTGAGCACGCGATAGTTTATGTGAATGAAGTGCTTGAAAACAGCAAAGTTCCGCAATACAACGGGCTTACAATTTGCGGTTTGTCGCTAAAAGCAAGTCGCAATTTTACGAGCCTTGATTCGTTACGTGTTTGGTTAGGGCAAGGCATCCCTGTCCGAAGATTGCATCCTGATGTCAAAGCGGACGCAAACAACCCATATGACGAATCAAGTGACCCCTACTTCAAAAGGGATTATGGACCGAGCAACTTGTTTACCGATCTTGCTTTCTACCTGCTGACAGACAAACAGGGCGGTGCAGGCAACCTTACGGGGATGAGCCCGGAGAATGCGTTTTTGCTTAACGTCGAGGACTTCGAAACCACCTCACGATTTATCCGTGAGCAAGAGTTGTTCTTCAATGGCGTAGTCGCAGAGCGCACTAACCTGCGGCAATACATTATGGACGTTGCGCCTTACTTCCTGTGCAACTTTGTGATGATGGATGGCAAGTTCTCGCTCTTGCCTGCTATTCCTGCTTATAAAAAGAGCGGCAAAATCAATCGAGGGCCAGTTCCTATTGACCAGCTTTTTACGTCTGGCAACATTTTAGAAGATACATACAAGATCGAGTATCTAAGCAGTGAAGAGCGCAGAAATTTCTCGGCAGTTGTGCGTTATCGGTTTGAATCGCGCAATAAGTTGCCAGAAGAAAGGGTTATGAGAGTCAAGATTAAGGGAAGCCCTTGGGCTAATTTGCCGCAAGAGCAATTTGATCTTACGCAGTTCTGCACGTCCCGAGATCATGCCGTAAAGGTTGCTAAGTATTTCTTAGGGCTTAGAAAGTATGTGACGCACACGGTCAGTTTTTCTACAACAGTGGAAGGCTTAAACCTGAGGGCAGGCTCGTATATCAAGGTTATTACTGAGTCTTCGCCTTACACAGAGGCCAGGAATGGCACAGTCAGTGATACAGGCGTTGTGACTAGCGTTGAGCCGATCAAAGACGGAATGTATTCTGTAACGTTTTTCAAGACTGGTTCAGAGGATATTGAAGGCGGGCTGATGCAAATTAGTGACGGCAAAGTGTCTGACACAAAGTTCCATGACTCTGTGTTCAGCATCAACCTTAAAGAAAAGCACGCGCACGTTTACGTTGTTGAACAGCTTACGTTTTCTGCAGAAGGCACCGTAGACATCGTTGCATCGGAGCACCAGTGCAACGATGACAGGCATAGCGAGCTTGCTAACTTTATCCATAACACAGACTCTGTGGTTGTCGAGGACATCCAATGACGGCAGTCAAATTCCCAAATCTGCAGCCAACCGCTCGCACGTTTGATTCTGGCGACTTCCCGGTCAAGGTTTACAAGGCTCAAAACGGGTCTGAGCATCGGATTTTGTACGGCAGCCGTCGCACAAACATGAGGCTGTCGCTGACGTTTGCAAACATTACCGATTCAGAGGCTGAGCAAATCCTCGACCACTACGAGGAAGTCCAAGGAACCTTCGGAACCGTTACTGTGGAGAAGAGCACCGGCAAGGCCGGATGGGAGGGCAACGAAGATGCCCTTTCAGCTAGCGCGCACGGCAATAGTTATCGGTATGAAAACCCGCCACAGCTAACGTCGGTGCGGCCTGGGGTGAGCACTGTTACAGTGAATTTCATTGGGGTGATCTGATGGCAAAGGTCTACACCGGCAAAGATGGGCGTTTGCAGGTTGACGGCGGCACCGTTGCTAAGGTCGTCAGCTTTCAGATTTCGGCCAATGTAGACGTTCTTGAAACCACTACTTTAGAGGACAAGCAAAGAACTTATACGCCAGGAATTGTTGGATATAGCGGCTCTGCATCGTTGTTGTATTACAAGGATGGCAGCAGCCACAACACGAAAACGTTACTTGAAGCTTTATACAGAGCGAGTGACGATGGCGTAAAGGATTCAGATGACGTTAAGTTGACTTTTCAGTGGTTTGATGGAACTAGTAAAAAAGAAATTGCGCTAAACGCATTTGTTACAAGCGCGGTTATGGGAGCTGCGACTGGTGAAATATCTAGGGCTGAAATCACGTTTGTCGGCAATGACAAGCTTGTAACTTCTGACATCCAATGACGGTTTATTTAGGGTCGCAAGGCGAAATTGAGCTGCAGCGCGTTTTTGACGGTGGGTCTTTGACTGCATCGGTGAAGGCTACCGATGTAAACGCTACTGAAAAACGCTTTACATTTGACTTTGGTCACGGGCAACTTGTGTCGGGCGATCAAATTGAAATATCAAGCACAAACAAAGCTGCACTTAGTTTTGTCAGCGGTAACACTGCTTCGACAATTAAAAAGTTCATTCACGTTGACGGGATGGACAACATCAGGCTTTACAACAGCTTTGCTGACGCAGTAAGTGGCGGCAAGACTAATGCTGTTGCGTTAGCAGCGCCTAGCAGCACAATCCCTATCAAGGTTGTTGTGCAACAAACTTTGCCGCGCGTACTTGCGCAGGTCAGCAGCTATGAAATAAACACTGAGCGGGAGACAGTTGACACAACTGTGCTGTCTGATGAATATCGCTCAAGAGTAAATACGTTGATTTCGGGCTCTGGGCGTATTACTGCTTTTTGGGAATACACCGGCAATAGGGCCCAAGAAATCCCGCACTACTTGTTTGAGCTGACCCATCGCACGGCAGTCGGCAGTAATTTTGTTGGCAAGTTTTACATCAAACGCAAGGACTACTACCCAGACGGTGCTGATCAATTCAGATATGAAGACGAGATTTGGTGGCGTGTCGAAGGCATGATCACAAATGCTGCTATCCAATTTGCGCCAGACAGCACAGTTGAAATCACCGCTGACTTCATCACAACAGGCGAGATAGAGCTGAACATGCGCACGGAGTCTGCTGATACTCTCTTGCAAGAGGACTCTGGTGACATACGCTTGGATCAAGATGGCAGCGCTAAACTGCTGTTACAGCAGGACGTTTAATCCGGAGCTAGTCGCCCATGGCTGACCTTAAAATTAGTGAGCTTAATGCGCTTACTGGCTCTGACGTAGTTGCAGCAGACCTGCTAGCCGTAGTCCACTCGGGCGAAACGAAAAAGCTGACGATCAAAGATTTGATCGAAAACGGCGTCACCACGATTGCTGACGACAAAATCCCCGGCGCAAAGCTTCTGTTCGGCTCAGACGCCAACAGGATTCCTGCGGATGGCATTGCTGATGATGCAATCACGACTGCCAAGATTGCTGACGACCAAGTTACGGCGGCACTAATGGCCGATAACTCGGTTCTGCAGGTCTACACCGGATCGACAAACCGCTCGACCGCAGAGTTTACGGGCAAGCTTGCCCTAGACACTACGGATAACAAGCTCTACATCTGGAGCGGCAGCGCCTGGGTAGACCTTGCTGCTAGCACTTCCATTTCTTCTGTTGCTGGAAGTGATACCGGCGTTGTCAACATTACTGCCACAACGACAAGCGGTGCCGTCACAATCACGGCTACTGTCGATAACTCGACTGATGCAAAACAGTTCTTAGCTGGCCCGACCGGTCAGGCTGGCGCAGTTGCCCTTAGGCAGATTGTCGGAAGTGATTTGCCGAAGGCAACCGATAGCGCCAAGGGTGCTGTGATTGTTAATGGTGAAGGGCTCCGCATGGACGGGGACACCATTGAAATCGACAACGATGTCACCGCGTCTACTACGACGCACCATGTCGTCGTTTACAACGCTAAAGGTCAGATAACTGGTGGCCGTGCGCTTGCGGCTAGCGACTTGCCTGCGGCGACAAGCTCTGCCAAAGGTGCTGTCATTCCTGGCACTGGGCTCGAAGTTGACGGGAGCGGCAATCTCAATCACACAAACTCAGCAACAGCTGGCACCTTCACTAAGGTCACGATTGACGGCCAAGGTCATGCGTCAAGTGGCACGACTCTTGCGGCTGATGACATTCCAGATATTCCGGCAAGCAAAATTACAAGCGGCACGATCCCGTCAGACCGTATTGCTAGCGATGCAATTACAGGCGAAAAGTTAGCTGATTCGTCGATTACTAAGTTCGGTGGGGCTGGGGCCACAAACAATGTGGTGACTTTCCCGACAGCAGATTTTAAGGGACAGTTCTTCTTTGACGAGCTTAATGAAGATCTGTACGTATTCACTGGGTCGAGCTTTTTGCCGATTACGGTTATTAGCGGCAACCTTGTGTTAGCAGGAACTTATGACGCAAGTAGCAACACATTAGACAGCGTTACTAGCGAAGGTAGTGCTGCTGGATTCACAAGCGGACAGGCCTTGCCAGCACCTGCTTCAACCAACCAGAACTACTACGTGGTTGTTAGTGCCAGCGGCACAGGTTCAGGAGCTGCGCCGTCAGTTTCGCTAGCTCCACCCGACATGCTTCTGTCTACTGGGGCAGGCGCAGATTTTGTTCTTATTGACGTCAGTAATGCTATTGCGGGTCAGACAGCTGCGAACATTAGTTTTACCGCTGCTGGAAACATTGCAGCAACTGACGTACAGGCAGCGCTGCAAGAACTAGACACCGAAAAGATTGGCGCTGCTAGCCCAACGTTTACTGGAACAGTGCTGCTGGGCCAGAACGCTGTGCTGGCGTTTGAGGGCTCTGCAGATGATGCAAACGAGACCACAATCACAGTTACAAACCCAACGGCTGACCGGACAATCACGTTCCCTGATGTCACAGGCAATGTTGTAACGACTGGTGATACGGGAACAGTTACCAGCGCAATGATCGCTAACACCACCATTGTGGATGGTGACATCAGTGCATCTGCAGAGATTGCAGTCAGCAAGCTTGCGAACGGTAGTGCTCGTCAACTGCTGCAGACTGCTTCAAACGGCACTGACGTTGAGTTCACCAGTGACGTCGATGTTCCCGGGACGCTAGACGTCACAGGCGTAGCAACGTTCGACAGCACTTCGACGTTTGCTGGCAATGCCACGTTTAACAGCGACATCATCTTTGAAGGGTCTACTGCTAACGACTTTGAAACCACGCTGACCGTTACTGACCCAACTGCAGATCGCACGATCACACTGCCTGATGCAACGACCACTGTTGCTGGCCTTGCAGTTGCGCAGAGCTTCACTAAGGCACAGCGTGGAACGCCTGTTGCATTGACCGACGGGACTGTGGCGGTTGACCTAAGTCTCGGCAACAACTTTACCTTGACGCTTGCGGAAAACTCAACGCTTAGCGCACCAACTAATGCAACTGCTGGTCAATCTGGTGTGATCGTGGTGACGCAAGACGGCACCGGAGGTTACACCTTGGGGTACAACACGGCGTACAAATTTGCAGGCGGTTCGGTGCCGACTGTCACGGCGACGGCCAATGCTGTTTCAGTTCTTGCCTACTATGTGGAAAGCTCCAGCCGGATTACGATGACGGCAGTGCTGGATACGAAGCGGACATGAGCATTCCTGGTAGCGCTAATCCGTTATTGCTTGCAACTGCAGCAGCAGCGGCAGAAACTTTCCAAATATCCCGTAGCCTGCGCTTTGATTCAGGCAGCACTTCTAGCTTGACGAAATCTTTTTCGTCTAATGGTGACAGGCAGAAGTGGACTTTTAGCTTTTGGATCAAGCGTTCAAAGCTTGGAACAAAGCAGCAGATTTTTGGATCCCAGGGCACCAACGATGGTGACTATTCAGAAATGTATTTCGACACGGATGACAAGCTGTTCATCCGCTTTGGTTACACCTCTGTGGTTGATGCAAAGCCTGCTGCAGTTTTCAGAGATGTCAGTGCTTGGTATCACATTGTTATCGCGCTAGACACGCAGAACAGCACTGAAAACCACAGGCTGCGGGTTTATGTAAACGGCACAGAGCTTGATGATTACAGCGATGATTCAAGGTCGGGTTTTACGGGAACTTACGGCATCGGTCGAGCTGGGGACCACAAGATCTCGGGAGAGCCAAACGGCAGTGGCAGCCATATCGACGGGTATATGACCGAGATCCACTACGTTAATGGATCGCAAAAGGCCCCGACTGATTTTGGCGTGGTTGATAGCAATAATAACTGGAACCCGAAAGAGTACAGCGGAACTTATGGCACGAATGGATTTTATTTAAAATGCGCAGACAACACTTCTAGTGCTTCGCTAGGGACAGACAGCAGTGGTAATAACAACACGTTCACAGTCACCAACCTTGTGGCAGACGCCCCAGGGCTTGGAACTTCGCATCAAGGTTTTGACGTCGTCACTTGGACTGGCAACGGCAGTACGCAAACAATCAGCGGCTTGGGATTCCAGCCTGATTTCGTTTGGATTAAAGCAAGAAGTGCAGCTTATGACCATTACTTGCAGGATGTAGTCAGAGGAGCCACTAAAACTCTTGAGGCAAACCAAACGGGTGCTGAAACCACAAACGCTGATGGCGTAACTGAATTTACATCTGACGGATTCAAGCTTGGTGCGGGGACAGGCAACACCGCTCCAAACGTCACTAATGTGACTTACGTCGGCTGGTCATGGAAGGCAGGTGGAGCGGCGTCGCTAAATGAAAGCGGATCAATCGATTCTCAAGTCTCCGCAAATACTACTTATGGCTTTTCGATTGTTACTGCTTCGCCAAATCAGCAGGCTGAATCAATCGGGCACGGCTTAGGCGCGACTCCGCGCATGATTATCAGCAAGTCTAGAACTGCAACTGACGATTGGACTGTATATCACTACAGCGCTGGCTCAAATGAAATTTTAAGACTTAACGATGACTCAGTTAAGCAAACTGTTTCTGGTTTTTGGGGCACTATTAACAGCTCAACCTTTGCGGTAAGTGCTGGCAGCAGAAGCCACAACACTGGCGATATGGTTTATTACTGCTGGAGCGAAGTCAGCGGTTTCAGTAAGTTTGGAACATATACTGGCAATGGCAGCACAAATGGGCCAACAGTTACAACCGGTTTTAAGCCTAGATTTATTCTTGTAAAAAACATTGACACCGCTGCAAGGTGGATTATTTGGGATACAGAGCGTGACGACGATACTCTTGATAAAGGCTTGTCACCCAACCTTGGTAATGCAGAGATCACAGCGTTCAACGCTCAAGTCTTGTCAAACGGTTTTCAGATAACAGACGTTGAGGACACTCTCAACAAGAGTGGCGATACATTTATCTACGCAGCATACGCAGGCAAGCCAGACGGGACACCGATTGACAGCCTGATCGATACTCCGACAAATGCCGACGCAGATAGTGGCAACAATATCGGCAACTACTGCACTTGGAATTCTCTGAAGCCTTCAAACGGAGCGTACTCAGAAGGCAACTTAAAATTTGTAGGGAATAGCAACTGGTGCCACACCCCAGGCACGTTCCTTCTTTCATCCGGCAAATGGTATTTTGAGGGTACTTACAGAGGCAGTGAATTTGGTTCAGGCCAAGGAAACATTGTAAGCGGGATTGGATTTATTAGAGCTGACGCAGCCCTTGGCGAAGGCGGAAACCAAGAGCCTGTGAATAACGCTGATTTTAGAAGCAATACACTGGCTTTTTACCAAAACGGATATTTCACTAACTTAAGTAGTCACAGCAGCGTAAGGACACAGATTTCCGAAGGTGATGTTGTCGGAGTTTCTATTAACTTTGACGCTGGCACTTATGCCTTTTACGTGAACAATTCATCAGTCGCTTCAGGCAGCTTGAGCTATACCGGACCGTTTCTGCCTTGGACGCATGTTTATTACAACAATAGTTTTTACGATTGCAACTTTGGCGCTAGACCGTTTGCGTACACGCCACCAACAGGTCACAAGTCACTCTGCACGCAAAATCTGTCGGACCCAACGATTGAAGACCCATCGACGGCATTTGATGTAAAGGTGTGGTCTGGCAACAGCACAGCTAGAGATATTACTGGTTATGGATTTAGTCCCGACTTGGTATGGGGGAAATCTAGATCACATACAAATAGTCACTGGTTAATGGACATAGTTCGTGACGCAGGAAATCGATTGATTTCTAATGATACTCGCGCAGAAGATACGCCAAGTGGTGTTTTGACTTCATTTAACTCAGACGGCTTTAGCCTTGGCACTAATGATGAAGCCAACGAATCAGGAAGAACTTACGTTGGCTGGGCGTGGGACGCTGGAACGTCAACGGCGACAAACAACACTGCTGGCAGCATCACACCTACAGGTGTCCGTGCTAATCAATCTGCTGG